AGCAGTAACTGCCGTAGTTGGTGCTGCTGGTAGTATAGTATCGGTTGGACTGGGAACTACTGATAATCTTGGTTCCGGATATAATGGTATTGTTGCGATAGGAGTTTCAGTATATCAAAGTGGACACACAGGAGCAGCAGCAACGATATCTGCAACAGTTGGAGCAGGAGGAACTTTATCATTTAATATTGTTGGTGGAGGTACTGGATACACAAACCCTAAAGTATTTGTATCAGAACCATCTTATGAAAATTTAAGCGTAACCGGCGTATCCAGATTGGGAGTTGGAACAACAACATCTACTGGAATAGGTCTTTTACTTAATGTTGAAGTTGGTGCAAGCTCTACAACTGGAATAGGATCAACATATTTTGAAGTTTCTAAATTTAGTATTTCTAGACAGGGTTACTCATTCCGAAGAGGAGATGTATTTAAACCAGTTGGATTAGTTACTGCTAAAGGATTAGCATCTCCATTATCAGAGTTTAAATTAACGGTATTTGATACATTTTCGGATTCTTTTGCCGCCTGGCAGTTTGGGCAGTTTGATTTTATAGATTCAGTAAAAAATTATCAAGATGGAGTTAGAACAAGATTCCCACTATTTTATAATAATGACTTATTAAGTTTTGAATCTCTAGAAGATTCTCAGGTAAATCTTTCAAATGCACTATTAATTGTTATAAACGGAGTAGTTCAAGAACCCGGAGTTGCCTATGAATTTGATGGGGGAACTAGTTTCGTATTTACAACTGCCCCAAGACCAGAGGATAATGTTGCAATTTTCTTCTATAAAGGAACTAGTGGCGACGACACTGAATTAGTTACTTCAATTAATGAGACTATAAAGAGAGGTGATACAGTACAGGTTCTTAAGAATAATTCAATTTCTGGAACAATCACACAAGATAAAAGAACGGTATTTGATTTATCATTCTCTGATAAGTTTGAAACTAATTTATATTCGAACCAAGGTGTTGACTCTGAAAATAATAAACCATTAAGTTGGATTAAACAAAAAGTTGATAGGAAAATTAACGGAGAAGATGTTTATAAAACTAGAGATTCTATTGAGTCTTTAGTTTATCCAACCGCTAAAATTATTAAAGATTTTTCAACCACAGATCCTGAAATATTTGTAGATAATGCAGAATTCTTTGAATATGATAATCCAGAACCTTTTAGTGCTTTAATTGTTTCTGGCGTTGCCGATCCAGTATCTGCTGGAGTAACTGCAATAGTTTCTATTGCAGGAACAATTCAATCCCTATCAATTGTCAACCCCGGAAGTGGATACACTGGAGCATCAGTTACTGTTAAGATTGCTGCACCATCGACAGTTGGCATTTTGACCTCATTACCTATGGGTGGTATTGGTATTGGGTCTACTGCAACCGCAACTATTACAGTCTCTGCTGCAGGATCTCTAACAACTCCAATTACAATTATAAATCCTGGATTGGGTTATAGTGTTGGAACACCACCAGGAGTTATTGTTCCACTTCCAGATCCAACATATGAAAATATTACAAATATTTCTCTAGTAAATGGATGCTCTGGAATTATTACAGGAATTACAACCACAACAGGTAGTGGAGGTAATCCACTGGCGCTTACATTTTATTTAAAAGGACCTGTTGGATTTGATGGTCTATCAGTTGGATATCCGATCTATGTCTTTGACACTAGAGTTGGAAAAGGAGTGACTTCTATTGATACTTCTAATTCTGCAGTGGTTGGAATTGGAACAACCTTTGCTGATAATATTTACTATGCCCATCAGTTCTCTTCTAGTGGTCCTGTTGGAATTATTACTTGTAACATATTATCAACTACATCTACTGTTGGATTAGTATCTATTGGAAGCACATCAAATCCTGTCGGTAAATATTCTTGGGGTAGAATGTCTGGATCTGGATCTGGATTTAGCAGATCAAGTTCTCCAATTTCAATAGGAGTAACCGGAAATACTGTAGATGTTGGATTAACAACCTTTGCAACTATTCAACGAAGAGGAGTTGGTATTAGACAGACGGGAGCACTTCCAAAACTTTTATAAATACTTAAAAAATATTAATATGGCGGCAATAGTAACAGATCAATTTAGAATATTAAATGCGAGTAATTTTATAGATTCTGTAACTGGTGGTAATGATTCTTACTATGTTTTTTTAGGACTAGATAATCCAGTACAAATTGGATTTGGAAGAACTACTAATTGGAATACTAATATCCCAAGTCCAACAGATAATTTAGAATATTTAAGTCATTACAGAGACACGTCTTTATTTGGAAAAAAAATTACATCTAGCAATATTAGAAAACTTATAAGAAAAGTTACTTGGACTTCCAATACATCCTATGAGATGTATAGACACGATTATAGTATTCAGAATCCAACACCAAATTCAAACTCAAGTAGATTATATGATTCAAATTATTATGTAATTAATAGTGATTTTAGAGTTTATATTTGTATAGATAATGGTTCTTCTGGAACTAATTTGAAAGGTGGTAAATCACAAGATGAACCCACATTTACAGATTTAGAACCTTCGGCGGCAGGAACAAGTGGAGATGGATATATTTGGAAATATCTATTTTCAGTTTCTCCCAGTGATATTATAAAGTTTGATTCAACAGAATATGTTGTAGTTCCTAACGATTGGTCAACATCAACAGATTCTCAAATTGTAAGCGTAAGAGAAAATGGAAATTCTGGACCAACAAATCCAAATCAAATTAAGAAAGTATATATTGAAAATGGAGGAGATGAAATTTATATTACCGGCAACTATAATGTTGATATTCTTGGCGATGGATCTGGAGGTAGAGTTTCTATAACAGTCAACAGTAGTGGATCCATTACATCTGCTCAGGTTGTTGCGGGTGGTTATGGATATACTTGGGGAATCATTGATTTGGGAACTCTTCGTGGGTCAAATATACCAGAGGGAGATGCTGCTAAACTAATACCAATCATTCCACCATCAAAAGGACATGGTTATGACATTTATACTGAATTAGGAACCGATAAAGTATTAGTATATGCTAGATTTGATGACTCAACAAAAGATTTTCCAACGGACACTAAATTTGCTCAAGTTGGAATTATAAAAAATCCAACTACATTTTCTTCAGATACTGTTATTTTTACAGAAAATCAATATTCATCTCTAGGAGCAATTAAATTAGATCCAAACTTTGATGGAACTCCTCCCTCTATTGGGGGAGAAATAACTCAAACTGTGACTGGCGGAACCGCGAAAGGTTATGTAGCTTCATATGATAGTGAGACTAAAGTCTTAAAATATTTCCAAGATAGATCTTTATATTTTGGAAATAGTTTAGATCAAACTGACCGTACAGATCATTCTAGAGTTTATAGTTTTGAATCTTCAGCAAATAATATCAGTCCATTTGCAGGGTCTATTCATACTAGTTTTTCAGGAATTACTACAACAATTGGGAATAAGAACATAAATTTAGGAACAGTCTTTACGAATGGTCTTGCAAATCCTGAGATAAATAAAAAGACAGGAGATATAATTTATATTGACAATAGACCCCTGGTAACAAGAGACATTAGGCAAAAAGAAGACATTAAAATTATTCTGGAATTCTAACCGAAAATGGCACAAAAAACAGATTTAAACATCAGTCCATATTATGATGACTTTGATTCTGAAAAGAATTTTTACAAAGTCTTGTTTAAACCAGGATATCCGATACAGGCAAGAGAATTAACAACTCTTCAATCTATCTTACAGGATCAGGTAAAATCTTTTGGAAGTCATATATTTAAAGAAGGATCAGTAGTTATTCCTGGAAATATTGCCTATGATGGAAATTTTAATTCTGTAAAACTCAATCCAACTAATTTTGGAGTTGATATTTCTCTTTATATTAATAATTTTATTGGTAAAAAAATAACAGGGCAAATATCAGGAACAACAGCAATAATTCAATTTGTTTCTCTCCCCGATGGTGGAAATGTAGAAGATTTAACAATATATGTAAAATATTTGGATTCTGATAATAATTTTCAGTTTAATCCGTTTGAAGATGGTGAGTCATTAATTGCAGAAGAAAATATAACTTATGGTAATACTACGATTAATGCGGGAACTCCATTTTCATCGTTAATATCCTTGAATGCAACATCCGTAGGTTCTTCTGCATCTATTGGTGATGGAGTTTATTTCATTAGAGGTTATTTTGTTAATGTATCTAAACAAACTATAATCTTAGATAA